TGCAAGTCATCCCACGTTGGAGAAGAAGATTATGATACAGATTTACATCCCAACAAATACGAACTATAGCGTAAACGGTGATGCTGTTCTGGATCCTGTCGAGTGTACCGTCGAGGCGGAGCTCAAAGACACGTGGGAGATGTATCTGGAATGCCCACGCGATCCGGAAGGGAAGTGGAAAAACATAGTAACAGGGGCGGTTGTTGCCGCTCCTACTTTTATGGGCAAGAAACAGCTGTTCCGACTGTACGAAGTCAACAAGACCGAGGAAACCGTGCAGGCCTACGGCAGACCGATCTTCCTTGACGCCGCCAACAATGTTTTTCTGCAGGACGTGAGACCCGTACAGTGCAATGGGCAGCAGGCGCTGGATTGGATGATGAACGGCACATCCTATTCCGGCGAATCCGACATCACCACCATCAACACGGCCTATTATGTCCGGCAGAACCTCATCGAAGCGCTGAACGGCAACGAGTCGAACAGCTTTGTCAAACGCTGGGGCGGTGAACCGCTTTATGATAACTATACGGTTATCCTGAACGCGAGGGCCGGCGCTGACAACGGCGTGCAGATCTTGCACCGGAAGAACATCACCGGCATCGAAGCAACAATAAACGAAGAGAATGTAATTACACGGATCTATCCGCTGGCCTACAATGGCCGGACACTTCCGGACACGGCGCCTTATGTAAACAGCCCACTCATTGGATCATATCCAATCGTCCATGCTACCGTCGTTAAATTTGAAAACATCAAGCTGCGCTCTGATCTGCAGGGTGATCCTCAGCCGGGGGATATTGTCTTTGAAACGCTGGCAGACGTTCAGAATGCGCTGATTGCCGCCTGTCAGGATATGTATGATGATAACTGTGATGTGCCGGATATCACTCTTAACGTCAGTATGGTGGATCTGGCACAGACGGAAGAATATAAGGATTATGTGCAGCTGGAGACCGTCACGCTGGGCGATACGGTACACGTTAAATACTCCGATCTGGATGTTGACGTCCAGGCGCGAGTGCTCAGCATCACCTGGGACTGCATACATGATTGCATTCAGGATGTTGTCATCGGTGACGCACAATATGACTATTTCACCCAAATGAACACCGCTATGACGGTAGTGGGCGAAGTGGTCGACACAAACGGAAACGTCTACGCTGATCGTGTCCGTGGTACGTTGGATCTGCTCAATACACGTCTTAAACTTCAACAGGGCGTTGCTGAGCATCAGACTGTCCGGGCGATCCTGTTCGAGGATCTGGACCCGGAAAGCAGCACCTACGGCGCTTTGTGCATCGGCACTCAGGGTATCGAGATCTCACACACGCGCAACCAGGCCGGCACAGATTGGGTATGGGGCACGGCTATCGACTCACAGACGATCCACGCGGAGAACATCGTTGCAGGCATCCTGTCGGATCAGCGAGGATATAACTACTGGGATCTGGACAGCGGTGACTTTCGCCTGGCAACGGCCGGCGTCACGGTTGACGGCCAAGTGCTGGATGATTACATTGCAAACATTGCAAGCCATACTTCAGGAATGACGATGCATTTGACGTCTGAGTTCGTGGGCGTCAACCCTGATCCGGACGGATACTGTGATGTCACAACGACGGTCATTGTTTACTATGGTCAGCAGGACGTGACAGCAGACTGCTCCTATGGCATTTCAAAAACGTCTGGCATCACGGGCAACTGGAACACCACAACACACACTTATCAGGTGACCCGGTTAACGACGGATACCGGCTCCGTGCAGATCACGGCAACATATCAGGGTATCCTGACGGTCAAAAAGACGTTCGACATCAGCAAGATCAGCGTGGGCGCGGATGGCCGGGCCTATACGCTGGATGCATCGCAGAGCGTTGTTAGTGTACTAAACCAGAACGGTGACCTGTCTGCGCAGGATGTCGTGTTTAATGCATGGTATTTCGAAGGCACATCTGTCAACCGGCAGAATTATAACGGGCGCTTCCGGATCGAAGAGACGCAGGACGGCGTCAACTACACAACCATTTATGAGTCGGAGCAGGACGAAAGCGAAGTGCAGTATCTCTTTGCCGCGTTCCTGATCGACTACGATGATGCATTCCTGGTTGATAATGATGAGGCTTGGATGTATGCGGCACCGATGGAAGCCAAAGAGATCCGCTGCACGTTGTACGCTGAAGGCGGCTTTGATGTCATCATGGGCCGAAAAACGGTGGTATTCATCCGCGAAGCCGCGGCGCTGACGCAGGACGAAGCATTCAACATCCTGACGAACAACGGCGAGATCATGGGGATTTACAAAGAAGGTAATATCCTGATGATCAACGCGAACTATATCGGCACCGGTAAGATCATCAGCCCGCGTAACCCACAGAACTATTGGGATCTGGACACTGGGGAACTGTCTATTTCGTCATCCACGAAGATAAACGGCAGTGACTCGAACACGATCGGCACGATCGATACCCGGATCACCAACAATGCGAACGGCCTGCAGTCGGAGATCACGGCCAGACAGTCCGGAGACTCATCACTGAGTACCCGGATCACGCAGACACACAACGAGATCACCACAGAAGTGACGAATAGAACGAATGCGGATAATTCGTTGTCTTCGCGGATCACCCAGAATGCGAACAGTATCACCACGGAAGTAAAAGACCGCAAGGATGCCGATTCAAGTCTGTCCAGCCGGATCACGCAGACCGCGGATAGCATTACTTCTGAAGTCACAAACAGAACCAATGCAGACAATGCACTGTCCAGCCGGATCACGCAGAATGCCGAAAGCATTACCACAAAGATAACGTCAGCACAGGCAGCGTCTTTGATCGAGCAGAAGGCCGACAGCATCCGGTTGAAAGCAAACAAGATCGCATGGAGCTCCACCTACTCAAGCATGAGCGAAGCAGGTGTTCTTACGGCGCGGGAAGGCAATTTTTCCGGCACGATCTACAGTACAAACGGCTCCATTGGTGGTGCTACCATCGCATCAGAGGCGATCTACACCGGCGGACGTCATGCGCTCGATCCTTCGTCACAGTCTGGCATCCTGACCGACGGCTTCCATCTGAGCAAGTACGGCCTTGGTGTGTATAAGACATCGACAGGTGATTACACCCTGCTGAAAAACGGCACAATTCAGGTCTATTCAAAGAGTTCTGGACAGTCCTGCGGTGTGTACATCCAAAATCCGTCAAACGGCATCCGCGCAGAATACAAGGGCGATGGGATGACGCTGTATTCGTCTGGCATATATGCCACGGTTGCCAAGTACCTGCTTAAAGCTGCCGGGAGCAATGTAGAAAGCGACGGAACAATTACAGCCGCAATTGTTGAAGCGACTGTAATGAAACCCAGAGTCATAGACACAAAGGACTATGGGCGGCGGTATCTGTATGCTTTTGAAACCACATCGCCAATGTTCGGTGATATCGGTGAAGGTATCATTTCCGATGATGGTCAATGCCGTATTTACATTGATCCGGTATTTGCTCAGACCGTTCAGGACGGCGCAGAATATCAGGTCTTCCTGCAGGCCTACGGGCAGGGTGAATGCTACATTCAGGATCGTAAACATGACTATTTCGTGGTCTGCGGCGCACCCGGCCTAAAATTTGGCTGGGAGATGAAAACCAAGCAGATTGATACCGGTCAGCACAGGCTCGAATCGAGAATGCCGAATGAAGAAGTAACCGCCATTGACTACGGCCAGAGCGCACTGGATCACATCACGGATATCAACAATGAAAGGAGAGCAGCATGAAAGTAGTAACCTCTATCACCTGTTGGAATGACGCGGTCGGGAAACGTATGTCGATCACTTATTCCGAGATCAACGAAAGCGGTGAAATTATCGCGGACAATAAACGTGTCGACAGAGTTATCACTGACAGCACAGCCGCCGGACAGGCCACTAAGCTCATGAACTACGCGCAGGCCTACATTGACACGCTGTAAGGGGGTGCAACATGGCTGATTTCAGCAAAAAGAAAATAACGGATCTGACAGAAAAGACGGAGCCCGGTAATAATGATCTGTTCGTAGCCGGCAACAACGGCACCGCCACCATGCGCAAGATATCATTTGCTAATATTGCGAACGGCATCATCAGCAAGCTCACGGGGGCGGTTTCGTCCATCCTGTCCAACAACTTGACTGCATCCCGGGCGTTGATCTCCAACAGCTCCGGGAAGGTGGCAGCGTCCGGTGTATCATCTACGGAGCTGGGATATTTGAGCGGTGCATCGTCAAATATTCAGAGCCAGCTTAGTGCACTAAACTCCAACATAGGCAATGCCACTAAACTTATAGACACCTCTATCACTCAGGCAGGGTCTTTAAACATACCGAACTATACTAACTATCGTGGATTGCTTGTTATGGTCATGGGAGACTCCAATAATGGCGTCAGTGCCTTTATTCCAAAGGGTTTATATACCTACAATATCCCTTTGTCGCTTAACTCAAAAAATAATGCCTTAGTGAATGATGGAACCGGTTTTGCTGCTTCTGTTCAAGGCTATGTGAATAATGGCGTCATAAAAATCAATTACGTGCACTTTAGTGGTTGGGATAAGCTACAGGTACTTGCATTTGGTGTTAGCTGATTACTCTTGCCATTTAAACGCGATTTGTTACTGGTAAAAATACATGAAATGCGCCCGTAAGGTGACCCCACTCGGTATTGCCATAAGCGGGAACAAATTGATGACGCCCTCTGTGTCCATTTCGATCGTACCAACAGCATTACCAGTGTCGACACGGTTAACGTCAACCCGAATCCTTGCACGTGGTTTTATTGTAGCTATAGACCCGACCCTATATGAAGTCCCGGGGCTTAGCGCAGCACCCGTGCCAATATTATCCAATGACAGCTCGACAAGCTTTATGTTGTCGTTTCTGGTCAGATTGCCAGTATTTGCTCTTGTAGTGGTTGTGCCAACCAGATAGCCGACAAAACTTGATGTAGCTATGCCGGTCAACTTGGAGTTTAGTTCACTATCAAAACATGTTTAATTCACTGTAACCCGTCAACCCGACATCATAGGAGATGATTAAAATGGACATCTTAGCATACATAACAACCCACTGGGTCGAGTGGCTTTTTGCCTTATGCCTTGCGGCTCTGACGTGGGGATATAAAACGATCCTGCAGAAGCTTAAGGCCGAGCATTCAAAGAACGAAGCCATAGCAGAGGGTGTGCAGTCATTGCTCCGTGAGAGCTTAGTATCTAATTACAATCATTACAAAGAAAAGGGCTGCTGTCCGATCTATGCTAAAGAGTCCATCAAGAAAGTATACCACGCCTATCATGGCCTTGGCGGCAATGACGTGGCAACAGATCTGTATCACAAGCTATTGCAGATGCCAACGGAAAGGGAAGGTGGCAATGATGAAAATGAGTAACCAAGCTTATGACATCCTGAAATGGATTGCTCTTGTTCTGCTCCCGGCGCTGGGGACGCTGTACGGCGCTCTGGCCCCTGTCTGGGGCTGGCCCTGCCCGGATGAAGTGGTTTACACGGTAACGGCGGTTGACGCCTTCCTTGGCGCGATACTGGGTCTGAGCAACATCCAGTACCAGAAAGGACAGGGCAATGAAGATTAATCAGAACCTGATCAGCCGGAACCACACACCCTTTGCCCGGCGGAAATCATATATTCAGTGGATAGTGATCCACTACGTGGGAGCGCTGGGTGATGCCAAAGCAAACACAGATTATTACAAGAACACTGATGTCGGCGCGTCAGCCGACTTTTTTGTTGGGCATGGCGGCGATATCTGGCAGGCCAACGATTACTATAACTTCTACAGCTGGCACTGCGGCGGCGGTTCCAGTGGGCGGTACTATGGCGAATGCACGAACCCTAACAGCATCGGCATTGAAATGTGTGTGAAAAAGCGGTCAACCGCCACCATGAACGCACAAGACCCTGACTGGTATTTTACCGATGAAACAGTAAAAGCGGCGGCAGAGTTAACCAGGCATCTGATGGCAGAGCTGGACATTGACGCTGACCACGTCATCAGGCATTACGATGTTAATTATAAGTGGTGCCCTGCGCCGTACTGTCAAAACAACAGCGCTCATACATGGGCGGAGTTCAAGCAGCTTATCACCAGCGATCAGACAAAAGAGGAGCCGGGGGAGCTGCTGCATGCTTACCAGCTTAACGGTCTGACCGAAACCGAGAAGATCGAACGGATGGCACCGCTTTATCAGACCGTGCAGAAGGAAACCGGGATGCTTGCGTCTGTCGGCCTTGCACAGTTTTGCCTTGAAAGCGGATTCGGGACAACTGACCTTGCCCAGAACTCTGACAACCTTCACGGGATGAAGTGCAGTCTGTCCGACAACAGCTGGAGCGGTTCCTCATGGGATGGCAAGAGCAAATATACTAAACAGACGGCAGAGCAGACGCCTTCCGGGCAAGTCTATTATGTGACAGCCGACTTCAGAAAATACGCGTGTATGCTTGACTCCATCCGCGACAGGGCCGCGTATTTTATCGGCGCCCGGAACGGATCCGCGCCGCGCTACCCCGGGATTAACCAGATCACGGACGCCCGGAAACAGGTGGAATTGATAAAGGCCGGCGGCTATGCCACCGATGTCAACTATGTCAGCAAACTAATGAACCTGATTGATCGGTTCCAACTGACCCGGTTTGACCAGGTGAAACCTAAGAAAGATGCGGAACCTAAGAAAGAGGTGCCAACCATGAGCGTAATTGATAAGATCATCAAAGCCGCACAGGATATGAACGCCACGCTGAAAGATGACATTCACAGCGGTCATAAATGGACGTACTCCAACACAAAGACGCTTGCAGATACCTTTGACAATGCCAGGCTGAAGAACATCAGGCGCGTCAACTGCGTCCGCGGCGTCATGTGGGCATTGTTGGAAGCAGGCCTTTGGGAAAAGAACCCGGGCCAGTGGTACGGCAGAAAAGACGGCGCTATCATCTACAAGAGCAAGGCCGCGCGAGAAGCAATGCTGAAGGCCTTTGACATAACCGCTATCGGCAACAAAACGCTTTCGGCCTGTCTTAAGGATGGTACCGTTAAGCCGGGGGACATTGTTACCTATATGGGCATCAACCATACAAATATGTTTCTTGGCGGCGGTAAGTGGCTGGACACCGGGCACGCCTACTGCAAAGCAGCCGGGGAAGATGCCGAGTTCATTTCATGGATCGGTTCCACCGTCTATGGAGCGTATACCGTTGCAAACGTCCTGAGACTCAAAGAAACGGCTGTTCTTGAGCCTGCCGCACCTGCAAGCACAGTTATGTACCGTGTGCAGGTCGGGGCCTTTATCAGCCCGAACAGCGCCGCCAGAAGGGCTGAAGAGGTCAAACAGAAAACCGGGTATGATTGCTTTATCACGGATGACGGGACGATGAGCCGGGTGATCTGCGGCAGCTTCAGCGTCCGGGCCAATGCGGAGCAGCGCATGAAAGAGATGCAGGCAGCAGGCATTGAAGCGATCATAAAAGAAGCGTAAACATAGAGATGGGGCCGGGAAACCGGCCCTTTTTTGATGTTATTTGATGATATCCGAGTAGTTTAGTAGACACACAATAGTCACAAGCCGTTAAGGGAAAAACGCCCGGAGTCCGCATAAAATAAGGGAAAACTCAGCATAACCATGTTTTGAATAATTAAACTACAGGATAATTTCAGCTGATCCCGGCTTAACCCCCGGAAATATTGAAAATGTCTTATTTTATGCGGCTTTGCGGCATGTTGGATGTGTCGTTATTTGGTCGTATTTGATGATATAAATCGAGTTTAATAGTCACAAATAGACACAAATAGACACAAACTACAAATCAGCCGGCGCCGGGATCTTGCGGATCTGCTCCATCAGTTCATCAACTGACCGATGGCCATACACGTCATTGGTGATATCATTGCTGAGCGAGTGCCCGAGCATCCGCTTTCTGTCCACGTCCCGGACATCGTAAGACTCACACAGCCGGGAAAAGGTATGGCGGCAGTCGTGCGGCGTGTGTTTCGGGTTGCCTGCCATTTTGAGATCTGACAGCAAAGCATACATTTCTTCGCGAAAACGGACTTCCGAGCCGGTCAGCACGTCCGGCAGCGGAAGCAGCTCAGCTATGCCGGGGTGGATCGGAACAATGCGGCCCTTACCCGCGGCGGTCTTGACACCGCC